AATATTCTTCTTGTGTAATTATCCTGTTGGCAAGGTCTTCATCAAGAACTGCTTTCTCTAATTTTTGGATTTCATCTGCTGTATCCTTGGCTAACTGCAATGCAGCCAATGCCGCAGCTTCATCAAAATTTTTCTTGGCATTAATGGCATCAAGTTCTGCTGCTGTTTGAGCAGCTACCAACTTAGCAAGATCGTCAAAGTTCTTTTGATCTTCAGCAGCTTCCCTACCCAGGGCAGCAATTTTTAATTCCTCAAGTCTTTTAAGCTTGGCTTCCTCAATAGCAATTTCGGCATTAGCCGCAGCTAAAATTCCTTCTTGTTCTGCAACATCAATATCCGGCCCCGCAGAAGGAATCGATAATTCATCAAATGCTGCCCCTTGTTGTATGCTTGCTGCTTCTCCAATTGCATCACCCGCAGCTTTAGCCCTTGCACGAAGTTCTTCTAAATTTTGCTGAGCTTGAATAGTCCGAACATTAATATCAGCCGATCTAAATCCTTCAACGGTTTCTTCAACATCCCGCACTGCCTGTTCAATCTCACGTAGAACATCAACAGTTTCCCGTGCATCCGTTTTGGCAAATGCAAGCAGTGCTAAACCAAAACCAATAATCCAACCTAGCGGCCCCAATGCCCCAAGAACAGTTGTCCTTAAAATAACAAATGCGCGATTCAATCCAGTAAGACCAATTGCCGCAGTTCTGGCAGCAACTACCGCACTACCCAAACCAGTAACTAAAGTAGATAAAAATCCAAGTACCTTAAGACCTATCAAAGCAAATAAAACAAATCGTAGGGCTTCAACAGCATCAGCTATTCGCCTGAATAAAACAGCGTCTTCATCAAGGGGGTCTTGCAGTCCTGCAAAGGTTCTAATCACACCCGTTATAATTACTACAGTTCTTCGCATAACACCAAGAAATCCATTATCCCCTGCTTGCAATAACAGTTCCGTGAAGGCTGATGTAAGACCTTTTATTTCTCCTTGCAAAGTTTCAGATCGTATCGCGGCTTGCCCCGCTGCTTCACCCGCACCATCGAAAGCTGCCTGGGAAGCTAATAAGATTTCATTTAATTCTTGCAGGTCTTCATTCTGAGATACAATAGCCAGGATTGCAGGTGCGCCCCTTTGCCCAAATACTTCCAGTGCATCCCCTGCTTCTAAAGTAGTATTTGAAAGGGTATCAATAATCTCAGCAAGGGAATTGGTAGCAGGATTAACTTGATCAAATGTCAATCCCAACTTGGTAAGCAGATCAGAAGTTTTATCACTACGGGTTCCCAACACTGCTAGAACTCTTCTTAATCCAGTACCCGCAGTAGATGCTTGTAAACCCGCATTACCCAAAATACCCAGGGCAGCAGAAGTATCTTCAAGCGTCACCCCAAAGGCAGCAGCAACAGGGGCAACAAATTGCAGGGCTTGACCCAATTGTAGAACACTGGTATTGGAGTTTGCAGCAGCAGCCGCTAGAACATCTGCAACCCTGCCTGCTTCAGAAGTGTTTAAATTAAATCCAGAAAGAACATTTGAAGCAATGTCAGCAGCTTCAGCTAAACCAAGACCACCCGCAGCCGCAAGATTCAATGTACCTTCAAGGGCAGCTAATTGTTCATTGGCATCGAAACCCGCACGGGCTAAGAACTCCAAACCACCCGCTGCTTCAGTCGCACTAAATACAGTTGTTGCCCCCAACCTTCGGGCTTCAGCCTGTAAGTTTTTAAATTCTACTTCTGTAATGCCCTTGGTAACAGCACGAACATTAGCCATTGCCTGTTCGAATTGAGCAATCTGTTTAATTGCACTTGCAAATAAAACTACACCCCCCAGGGTAACAAGAACCCTAGTGAGCGCACTTCCCGCTGAAGAAGCCTTTTTAAAACCTTGTGCTAAACTGGTTCCACCAGACCCAGGCTTTGCACCCTGGAATGCTTGAACCTCCTTATTCAGTCTCGCCATATCCTTTTGAACTTTTTTCAGTTCTTTGGAAACTAAATTCTGGGCTTTTAAAATAATTGAAAGTTCAGTAGCCATTGATTTAACCTAATTCTCTTAACGCTTTTTTGTACTGCTTGTTATCGGCATGATAAGCAATCCTCGCCATTCCCATTTGATCAGCGTATTCCCCACGCATTCTTTTCTTGGCTAAATAAAAAAAGGTAACTGCTTGTCGTAGGGTATAACTTAATGCGTTAATGTGACCGTGAGAAAGTAGGTATTCCCCTACTTGTGCGTAATGATCTTTCCAAGATATTGTTATCCTTTCAGCATTTTCAGCTTCCTGCTGCTTCTTGGTTTTTACTCTAAGACCTTCTTTCCCTGTAATTTCGGGATAAGTCCTTGTATCCTTTCGATCAGCTTTTTTAGCGCATCATAATCCGGTATAGTCAAATCCCAACATTTTTCAAAAGCTAGAAGTTGAGTAGGAAAAGGCATTGATGAAATCTTTTCCCATTGATCGGGTTCATTCGCAGCAAGGGCAATAACCTTAGCCATAAATTCAGGGTACTTGTCGGCAATCTGGGTAAGGTCTAACTTGGCATCCATCAATGCTTCTAATGGTTCTTTATATTCTTCTACCAGTTTTCCCAAATTTGTCAGGGTCAAACCCTGTACTTCAAACGATTGCCCCCCCGACAGACTGATTTTTGCAGTCTGTATAACAATATCTTTTAACATGGTCTCATCTCGTTGTGATTTAAAACAAGGGGGGAATTTCAACCCCCCAGGATTATTTGATACTAAGATCAAACTTAGTTAGTTGTAATCTGCCTGACTGTGAAATACTGACTTCCTGTTAATCGTGTGGGGTCAGTAAGGGCAGATGCTTCTACCACCATTTCAGCAAGTTCTTCATTGATCAATGCCAGTTCTGCCAGGGGTTGAATTGAACCCTTGTAAATATCGATGACAACAGGGTTTTCACCATCAGCAGTATTCAGACCTTCAAAGCGAATCCAACGCTCAGGCGCGATAGAAGAAGTGATTGCTTCGATTTGATCGTAGGTTGCAAAAGTATAATCGACAAAGACAACTTGAAGATCAGTAATTGCGCCAGTGCTCAAGACTCTGATTGAACCTGTTTCGGGGTTCAGTTCATAGTCCGTGTCAAGCACGTAAGTAATGGTTGGTGTGGCATCGTCACCGACAACAACCGCAGACACTTTGATGTTTTCCAGTCTCACCCATAGATCATGACGGGCAGTTACCAGTTCATCAGAAACGGTAGCACCGACAACTTCAGCGGTTGTGCCGTAAAGGGCAAGGGCAAGATTTTCATTGTCAATGGATTCCATTGTCATTGCAATGGTTACGATAGTTTCCTGCACGATTTCCTTATCAATGCCCCGCACACCAGTACAGGATTCTTTGTGTTGAAATACGGTAGTCTCTACACCGATAGTCAAAGCAGACACGTTACCAACAGGGCGAAAACCTTCTGGTTCTCCCGTAACAGGGTCTTTCGTTGCAACCAGTACAGAGCCTTGACCGGAGAAATATTGATTGATTACGCATGAATTAGTCATTTATCAAACCTCTATATTTAAGAAATAATGCCCCGCGCTTTTAATTTCCGTGCAGAAGCAGGGTCATCAAAAACAATAGCATCACCAGATTTATACGAGACACCCTTATGAATGTGTACCGCAACTACAACAGTAAAAGTGTCTTCTGGGGGGTCAATAACTGTTTCATCATCAACACCCAAATCAACACCCTTATCATTGTCGGAGTCCTTAACTTTAAGTTTTTTTCTACGAGCCATGAAAAACCTCAAATAGTTATCGTGAGACTACAACTACCTAACCTTAATTCAAAGTATTATTTGATACGCTGTTACCCATCTCTGTCTGTATATCAGCTTGTCATCTACCCCAAAACTAGGTAACTCAGATTCAAGGTTCCAAACTCGTGTAGTAGCACTGGTATTACAAGCCATTGCTTTTCTTAATTTTTGAAGAATTTCCGTTGCTGTGGGTACAACATTAGACCCTGCAATTTGGTTTAATGATTCTGCTTTTGCTATCAGATAAGTATCAAAAACAACATCATGTTTTTTGCCAACTTGCCTCATTCCTGAGTAATGAAAAATCACACACGGCAAAGAAATTCTTGTATGTGCTGCACTTAATTGGGCAGGGTCATACACATAAATGGATTTATTAAGTAACTCAGGAATAGTATTTACCTGAAGTTCAATGTCTTCCTTTAGGGCAGTAATAACATCTGTTTTTGTGGTAGTCATTTCAAAATCTTCTTAGGGAATTTCTAATACGATCTTCAATTATGTTTTTAACCCCTTGTTCATCATCAGGGCTTATCCCTAAAAATTCCCGCTTCGGAAATTTAAACCCATCAACCTCAAGACCAAATTGATGTTGTGCTGCATAAGGAATATCAGTGCTTATGATTCGTACCCCAGGCCCACCCCTGCTTAATTCGATACTGTTAAATAAATCACCTGAAGCAAACAAAGTCCCACCACCCACAGCACCCGCTTGTCTCGCCTTGGCAGCTTGGGAAACTTCCCAGGTACTTCCATCAGTGGCTTCCTGTCTTAAGAATCTGGTTTTGATTTGATTGAGAACGAAAGCCCCCGCAGCATCTAAAGTATCTTCAGTGTTGACTGCTGCCCCCAGAGCATTAAGTTGCTTCTGGATGTTTTCAAATCCTTCTGCAAACAGAGCAACAGTAGTCATTTAATTCTGGTCTATTGGGTCTAGATGTAGGGGATTAATACGAAGATTGTTATCTACGATATAAGCCAGATTACCAGAGAACGCATCCGCAGGAACATCCTTGGATGGATTGGTTAATTGATATACTTCCCGTCCCTTAATCAACCCCGCTTCCTTTAGCCACTCAGGGGGGTTTCTGTAAGTCTTTCCATCTGGTGTACCCCTGGTAGTCAATCCATGATCGTAGGTGATACGGAAAAGATACTCAAAAAAGAAATCGGGAATCCTTCTACTGATAGTAATCAAATCACTATTGAAACCAGTGACATCAAATTTTACAGTGCCTTCCTCCAAATTGATCTTCAGAAATTTAGGGTCTATCGGTGTGGCATTAACCAAATCATCTTCCGTGATTCCAAATAGAACAACAACAGGATTTGTGGTTTCATCGATGAAGGCATTGTGGGTACGGAATTTTAGATATCTTTCACCACGTACTGCGGTATCCCTGTCAATCAAAAAATCTTCTTCAACTTGAACCCCCGCATCAAGTTCACCCAATCGAAAAATATCTTTGAGTTGGATAGCCGCAGATTTTAAGGATTCATATAGCAAAGGTCTTAACCCCTCTGCATCGATAGCATTGATACGAACAATTAATTCATCTACGGATGCAAGGGGAAAAGTCATAAGTTAAACCTGTACTACGTTATCAGATTTCTCACTAGCAGCTTTGGCAGTGGGCTTTTTTAATTTTGCTTTTGCCTTGGCTTTGGGTTTCGCAGCAGATTTTTCTGTAACGGTTTTAGCTTTCTTTGCAGAACCAACCGCTACAACAGTGTGTTGAACTACAGGAATGTCTTCTACCTCATCGTCAATTTGAAGATTAATCACGGCAGAATCCCCAATACTTGCGGGGTCAACAATAGAAAACATAGGCATATCTTTGTCCATCAAGCCACAAAGACGCAAACCCATTGCTTCTTCTACGTTGTAAATATTAAAAATCGTTTTACGAAAGTTAAACGAACTAACATTGTGTAACCTCTCAGTCTCAGCATTCAAAAAAGGAAGACCCATATTGCAGGGTCTATCCTTATGCTACAACTAACCTGAAAGAATTACTATATCAATCGTATCGGTAGCAGCCCAATCGACTGCACCAGAGTTGTCAACTGTGACTGTGTTTCCTGCTACAAGTAACAGACCATCCCAGGCTTTCAGAGCACCCGCAGCAGTTCTCACCACAGCAGTAGCCCCCGTGGGGGCAAGGTCTTGACCTTGGATAGCAATTGAACCCGCAGTAACATCAGCAGCATCAACGGTGTGGCGTACACCTTGGCATCTTCCCATTTCCATAACTGTTTCCTCTTAAGTTGAAGGATTGAATCAGGGGGAAATTAATCCCCCCATTTCAACTCAGATTAGCCGATGTTAATGTACTTAACCACTGCTTCTTCTTCTTCAAACTTGAAGTCAATTCGCAGGGTCATGACAATAACGAAAACACGCTCAGTAATAATCTTGTCAACTTCGACAGACATTTGACGCTGAATACCCCAGATCATGTTATTCGGATTTGTGAAGAGTCCGTTCACGGCAGGCATAACAGCAGCACCTTCA